AGATTGGACGATCCCCCTGTTTGGCTACCGTATAACTCTAAATAATCTGTGCTTCCGTTCATAGAAAACATGGAAGACACCTCAACGGACACAACTAATTGATTTGCGGTTGCAATGTTCAATATGCTTGAAGCAGCTATTACGCCGTTTTTATAAATCATTGTCTGAGCAGCGGAAGGTCGTGTTCCGAGAGCGGAATGAAAAATAATGCCATGCACAAAATAATAACCAGCTACTGTTGGAGTAAACCTGTAATTTGTAGTTGAGTCAAAGTTGTTGTTAGTGTCAAATGTTTCTGCACTTAACGCCACTTTTGTATTGACTCCAGCAGTGATAGATTGGTTTACTGTGGGTAAATATGCCCTAAACGCAGGGCCGTTGATAGGCACGCCAGCCGTAACCGTTGTCAGCATAGTTGCTGTCACCGCAGGTACTGTTACCGTAAAGTTACTAGCTGTGTTTGTTGGGACAAGTTCGATGCTTCCACCGCTTGCCGCTGCGAGTTTAACTCCCATGTTTAGACTCCTGTTGGCATTGCTGCCTTGATTTCAGTAGGTGTTGTAGCAGCATCAATGGCACTCTGCATCTCAGCGTATTTGGTACGAACAACCGCACGGGCTGCTTCTGCTGCCGCTGCCTCAGACGGTATGGTTGCCTTGATGTCCAATGGTGCAAATTCGGCAGACCTAGCAGCACGTCTAGCGTCATGTGCTATGTTCTTTGCCTTGGTGATGTCAATTACGATGCCCATGTCCATGCTCCTCTAAATGTGCGGTCTTCGGGGATGTCTGCAACATCCACAATCTTGTAGAGCTTGCCTTCAGGAATGTCTTTCATCGCTGCTTCAATAGATTCGGCGGGAACAATGACAGCAACACCACCATCGTCAGTTGGGTAAATAATTCGTTTGGTCATTTTTGTTCCTAATTAACGGAAGACAGCCACGTTGCAAAACCCGCAGTCTGTACTAGCGCCAGCACCGTTATAAGTTACTATCCGAATAGCTGTTGTGGTCGGCGCTACAGAACTTGATAACGTCCCGGCAAGTAGTGCTGTTGTTGCATCGCCTGTTGCTACAGCCGAATAATTTGCGTCAGGCAACGCAGTTGTAAAGTTTACTGTGTAGTTACCAGTACCATTATCCGTGATGCTGGTGACGTTACCACTCGCACGAATAGTCACAGTACCAGTACCAATAAAACTTACCCAAGCCCTTGCGCCATAGATTGGCGCAGTACCCGACACAGTTGCAAATTGTGCAGAATTAATGTTTGGCGTGGTCAGCGTGGGGCTGGCAACGGTTGTTGCCAAAGTTGATGCACCTGTAATAGTGCCGTTTCCATCAATTATTACTGACATGATTTAACCCTCGTACAAAATGTTAATTGAACCAGCGTCAAAGGTGTCAGTGCCGTTGACTGTGGTGATGCGGATGCGGTCTAGTGTCCCCGTCAAAGTTTTAGCACCGCCGCTAAAATAATTGTACGTTGAGGATGTGCAGATGGTTCCTGAGCTTACCCAAGCATTTGAGCCAACAGAAGATATAGCAACGCTCCCGGCGTTGGTAAGCGCGGCTCCAGTTAGAAAAGCACAAAGTAAACTTGTTGTTGAGTTTGTTGCTTGAGCTTGGTTGCCGGTTTGAGCGTAAGAACACCCAGACAAATAACCTGTAGTTTCTAAACCGCCAGATGTTCCAAGCTGTACTGCAAAACCAGAAGTACCGTTAGTACTCACAGCGTTAAACATCACCGTAATCCGTTTCACCCAAGCAGGGATGCTAGTGAAGTCAATTGAAGTACCCGATGTGGATGCCACAGCCGTGCCTTGGGTGATCCGCTGCATCTGCGCCCTAGCAGCAGCACTATCAGTACCAAAGAACTGACCGTTGTACTCGAGCGTACCTGTGGCTGGCGTACCTGCCAGTGTGTCAGAGGTTAAAACAAGTTGTGCCATTATGCGCTCCTTACCAAGCAGGCTTCAAAAAATGTTACCGTTTCACCTAAACCAAAAATATTGGACGATCCCCCTGTTTGGCTACCGTATAACTCTAAATAATCTGTGCTTCCGTTCATAGAAAACATGGAAGACACCTCAACGGACACAACTAATTGATTTGCGGTTGAAATGTTCAATACGCTTGAAGCAGCTATTACGCCGTTTTTATAAATCATTGTCTGAGCAGCGGAAGGTCGTGTTCCGTTAGCGGAATGAAAAATAATGCCATGCACAAAATAATAACCAGCTACTGTTGGAGTAAACCTGTAATTTGTAGTTGAGTCAAAGTTGTTATTAGTGTCAAATGTTTCTGCACTTAACGCCACTTTTGTATTGACTCCAGCAGTGATAGATTGGTTTGCTGTGGGTAAATATGCCCTAAAAGCTGGCATATTACCTGACACCATTACTGTGCCAGTAGAAGCTGGAATAGTAACTGTATTAGTACCAGCTACGGCAGGAACTGTTACTGTTACAGCCCCGCTGGTATCTCCTGAAATAATTACAGACGACATATATTTCCTTTACAAAATGACCCAGCGTGAGCCAGATGGAACGGTGACAGAGACACCGCTGTTGATGGTGATTGGTCCAACAGAGTGAGCGTTATTTGATGCCGTGATGGTGTAGTTACCGCTGACCACCTTCGTGTTTTCATAGAAGACGGTGTCTGATCCCGCGCCGGTAGCACCACCACCAACGGATGCCCATGCAGTCCCGTTGTATCCCTCAAACTTTGTCAGCGTGGTGTTGAATCGAAACTGGGCAGTGGCCGGTGTGCCTGGACGCTGTGCGGTTGTGCCTGATGCGACCTTGATGGCATCGGTGGCTGAAACAGTAAATGTTCCCGCAACCGCCAATGTTTTGCCTGAACCAATGTTGAGACCTACCGATGTGCCAGTACCTGCCGCTGCAAATACAGCGTCTACAGCATCCAAGTCAGTATTGACCTTAGTACCCCATGTGTCAGTGCTTGCACCAACTTCAGGTTTGGTAAGTAATAGGTTCGTCGTCGTTGTATCAGCCATATTTCACCTCTTATGCGGCCTCTTGCCACGTTGTCGAATTATCTGCAACTACAGTCCAAGTCTCTGACGTATCAGATATGGGTGACCAAGTCTCTGACGTATCAGGAACTGCACCCCATCCGAATCCAATCATCGTCCCTACTGATGAATTAGTTTGTACGCCAATTATCGCAACAGAAACGACGCTTGTGGCAGTGCCTGCGGAGACAGTCCCCTCAACTCCAGTAATGTCCTGGAACGAGATAACCTCGGCAAGCATTGTGCCAACAGCACCCGTTGTGCTGATGCCTGTAATCCTTGGCGATACAAAGAGGGATTGGACAGAACCTGCGGCTGAGTTGCCTGTGATGGCAATAGACACAGACAGGCTGATCGTTCCGACATTGCCGGTAGCAATCGTCCCATCCTCTTGGATTGATCTACCAGCCAGCAACGTGCCGACGGCAGAGGTAGACGAGTTGCCACTGATGACAACATTGCCTATGCCATAGGCTCCCCTGCCGTAATAGCCTGTGCCGTAAGCAGCCATGCCGCTGCTCCCGCGTTAAGCCAGCCGAATCAGGCCGGTGCTTGCGTCATTGACGGGCATTGTCAGGGTGAACGTGCCAGCGGTAACGGTCTGCGAGCCAAAGGTATGCACACTCACAGCCTTGTTGGATTGGGTCGAGTTGTAGATCAGGACGCAATCAAAGGCTGTAGAGAGAGTCACGGCAGAGTAAGAAATGCTTGCGCTTGGGGTAACAAACGCTGTTGTACCACTTGTGCTTGGGGGTGTGCCAAACGTCACAGCAACACCGCCAGCCGTGTAGCCAGTACCTGATACCTCATCAGAGGCTGAGTAGGCTGTGGTATCCGCATTGACGGTGGCAGATGCCAGATACAAGGCTGCTTTGAATGAATCAGCAGTTGTAGCGGCACGCACTACACCAGTACCAAAATTATGATGGCCGACCAAGAGTTCACCTTTGAAGCTGGTGCAGAGGGCTTGTGTATTAGCGATGATATTTCCCCTTAAATTTGTTGCGTTTCGCCTTGGGCAAAAACGCTACGTTTCAAAACCATATTCACAGACCGATGCACCAACTCACTGGCAAGCCAGTATTCAACCCAGTTAGTTGTCTCTGTGTCGGTATCAATTATCCCTTCTTTTTTCTCAAGTAGGGAGTCATCCATTTCGCCTTTGGTCGTAGTGATTAGCATTTTTAGCCTAGTGTTCTTGCTCGTGCAGTCAGAGAACCGCCCGATGTTGTGCTTCGATCATCTGCGAGTTGCAATTGCTCAAGTCCAGCAAGGTACAGCGCAGACCAGACAGAGATTCTTGCGTCGTCCTGTAGGTAAGGCGCGGCCTGCAAGAGTGCGCCGTACAGGTAGATGTCAGGGGATGAGGTCAACAGGAAGTTTGTTGCAACCGAACTTGATAACTTAGTTAACTTTGCGTAGTAGGTTAGTTCGCCTGTGTACGATGTATCAGGGGCTGGGACAACGCGAATCTGACTTCCAACTATGCTGAAGTAGGTCGGTTTTCCTGCTGCGTTTGTGCGTGATGCCAATATGTCCAGCGAGTCCATAGTCTCAAACTGCATTGGAGTCACTGGGTTTGTGTTTAACTTAAATGCTCGTGTCTCTAGGAAGTTGTCAGGAACCGCACTGTACTCAGTGTTGATATACGCATCAGCGCGGACAATCATCTGACGTGTACGCAAGTTGCGTTCGATCTGAGCCTCGGCCAGAGAAATGAAGTCAGGGATTGCAGCCGTCAGGTCGGCACGGACAAGCCAGTCCGCTAATGATGCCTTGAGTTCGGTGTATGTCGTTAGAGCCATTAGGTAGCCTTTTCCTTTTCCTCAAGGTCACGCATGACCCATGTGTGGTCGTGCTTGAATTCAAACGTCCCAATGTGTCCAATTTCTTTGGACACGTCGTGGTCAATCCATATCTTAAACCCTGCGGCCTGCGCCTTGCGGCAAAAGAAAATATCCTCGCCAATGTAGCCACGTTTGTCGGTGCGCCAAGGGGTCTCAAACCAAGGCTCTGTCAACGCCTCAAAGACGTTGCGCTTGATAAGCATCACACCCATCCCGATGCTGCCAACTTCCTCAACGCCTGTGGATTCGGGCATTGTGTAGACCAACTCGCGCTCTCCGTCAGGGCCGTACTTCTGAGCCGTTGGACCCGTAGGCATCCTGCGACGTGCGCAGTTGGTTGCCACGATGTCAAGGTCGTGCTTTAGCAGCCTCTCAATCATGTCCTGGGGGAACGTCATGTCGGAGTCAATAAACAGAACATGAGTGCAGTTCTCGCGCATTGCGTCAAGGCAAAGGTCTGCTCGTTGGTTTTGGATCAACGTACCCTGCATGATCTTCAGAGCAATTGCGTCTGTGGTGTTCAGGGTGTGGTACGCCACCATGTTGACCATGCAATAGGTGTAGTTTGCGTGGACCATGTCACGCGCTGGGGTGCAGACTGCAATGTAATTCATACTTGTCCTGGGCGAGTTCTAAAGTAGCGGTTTTCGGGGTCGTTTAACCAGCGTTTCATGTACGCGTCATCGTCCAACTTACCCTGCGCCTTGAGTTCAAAGTAGATACTCAGAGGGATGCTTGCGACCTTATTCCACTCTCCGTACTTGGAGTGTTTCTCTTGCAGGTTGAAGTCCTGCTTGTTCTCTTCAATGATCGCAGTGATGTCCTGCTTGGTTTCAATGGTCGCCTCATCGGTTTCCGTGTTGTAGTGCCATGTGCGATTGATGCCCAAGGCATCATTGCGATCAAAATGTTTGGATTCAATCATGTAAAAAAGAGCCAGGTTTCCCTGGCCCTTTCCTTTTTACTTTTAAGAAGTAACTAAGTCAGCAGCAATGCCATGAGCATTCTCTGCCAACACCTTGTGACCCCACTCGACGATCAACATACGCTTTTCAGCGTCGCCGGTCTTAGCCAACTCAACTTGTTGGTAAGGACGGAGGACGGTCATCTTTGCGTAATCAGGATCGATTACGAAAGCGTCACGCTCACGTTGGAAACGGTTGGGAACCACTTGCACGTTCCCGAAGTCGCTGACGTAAACGTCTGCTGCGCCAACGATGGTGGCAGGACGTGCGCCGCCATCAATGTTGAAACGAGAAGATGCAATGCCGGAGAAACCGGATACGCGTTGCTTGTTGACAGGACCAGTCATCAAGATTTTTGGAGAGCCGCCGGAAGTCCATACTTGCTGAATGACGTTCTTCAAAATTGTCTCGGTGAAAGTACGGACGTTACCGTCTGTACGTGCGCTGCTTGGCAGGGTTGTGTACGATGGGTTAGCACCGTTGGTCTGCATATCAACGTTGGTCTTGATAAACGATTGCAAGGCAGCAGTCGCACGAGCAACAGTAGTGCTACCAGCAGCAGCAACTGCGCTGTTAAGCATACTGAACTCTTGGTCACGCTTCAACTCAGAGCCGCGCTTGGCGATCTGATAAGCCAACTCAGAGCGACGGCCAGCCTTGTTGACAGTCTCTTCAGTTGCGGACAACACGATAGTCTTGCGAGAGATTTGCGCGTAGTTTTGCAAACGAACAGTTGCAGTCACTGAGTCGAATGATGTAACGTCATCACCCTCCAACTGTGCATTTGCAGCAGCAGCGGCGAGTACGTCGGTTTGCCATTCGTACAGGCTGTTAGAAACATTCTCACGTCCAATGTTGGACATATAAGGTGTCTCTTCAGGAGAAATGTTTGTGATTACATTGGAAAGGTCTTCACGGATACCCTTGGCAGAGTAGGTGGTGAAGGTATTAGCAACAATAGCCATTTAAGTGCCTCATTTAAGTAGAAGTTCAATTGCGGAGGCCGCGTCTTGGACGCGACCCGTTTTTGCAAGACGCTTTTGTGCGAGAGTACTTCCAGTTGACTGTGAGACGCGACCTGCTGCACCAGGCTTGGCAGGGCGAGGGCCGTTGTTGACTACCGGTTTGATGTTGCCCCTCTTGGACATCATCTGCTCGTACAGGGCTGCTTTACGCAGTACCGATACGACTCGGTGGTCAAATATGTTCTTCAGTTCATCAGGTGCAAATCCAGCCCTTTGGCCGAACTCGATCAGCATGGACTTCTCGGCTTTTGCCTTCTCTGGATCGCTCCATTGAGGCAGTGCCTTCAGCAACAAATCCTGCTCTTGAGCAAGAAATTGCTGCATATTCTGTGCTTGCTCCTGCTGTGAAATCTGATTAAGCCGTTGCTGTTCGGATTGAATAGCCCTAGCCTTCTCTTGGTTTTCACGCATCACCTCTTTCTGCCGTACCCATTCGATGGGGTCCTCTTGGTAGAGACGGTCCCAGTCGATCTGTGGTTCGGCTGCTTGCTGAACTTGAACTTGCAACGCTCCAAGTAACTGAGCGTACTGACTACGCTCGGCACGGATTGCTTCAGCCTCTTGCTCGACTTGCTTGCGCACTTCAGCAATTTGCTGCGTCTTCCGTGTGTAGTCTTGTGTCCGTGAGTAACCTTTTTGGAGTTCGTCCAATGTCACCGATACTTCTTGTCCGTCAACTTTGACGGTGAAGGTCTGTGGCTGGCTTTCCTCTTCAGATTCATCACTTTCTTCAGACTGTTCGTTGTTCGTTTCGTCATCGGCTGCGTCTGCACTATCCGATAATTCTTCGTCCAACGCCGCAGAGTCGGATTGCTCCTCCTCTATTTGCGCCTCGTCAATTGACTGTTCTCCCTCATCGGGCAGTATTGAAGAGATTGCATTCACCGCTTCGGTGATACTCATTGGCCCTGCTGGGACACTTCCTTGTGGGGTTGGTGTTGTTGACATGGCTGCTTTCTAATTACTTACTGACACGCTCGATGGCACGTTGTGCCACCTTTGCGTTGTCCATCATTTTCGATAATTCTATTTTCAGATTCTCAATTGCCTTGAGCATAGACCAAGCGATCTCACGTTTGGCTGACTCTTCGGGCTTGGTAGACCTGAAAACCCAGACCTGATCTGCCTCCATCTTGTTGATGGCAGTGTTGAAGGATTCATCCTCCAAGAACTGTTTGGCCTTCAAGCCCTTGCGAACTACTTCTTCGTCATTCATTTACGCCATTCCTGTAGGGTTGATGGGCGCAGCCATAGGTTGCATCGCCTGATTGACAATATTTGCCTGTTGCTGCAATACTTCTCGATCCATTGACTGCGCAGCCTTAATCTCCGCAGTACTGATCTGTGTGTTGTACTTTAACTCAAGTTCGTATTTCTTTAGTAGTCCATCTTGAGCCATTTGGTCACGACGGAAGTCGTCGTCACGAATCATCTGATCGCGCTTGAGTTCCAACTCAGCCGCTTTTTTCTGAATGTCGGCCTCGATTGACTTAGCCTGGACCTGCGCCAATACCTCTTCAGGGCTTAGTTTTGGTGCTGGGGCTGGTGGCGGCTGGTAGTCAGCAGGGATCGCGTTGAAGTACTGGCTGGTATCGGCAAAGCCGGACATCTCCACAATCTTGCGCAATGTGTAGGCGTACTGGGACGGGGTCACCAAAGGGTTCTGTGGTCCGAGTTGGGTCAGAGCCTCCTGCTGCTTTGCGGAGATCATCATCAGGGCTTGCATACGCTCGTTCATGTCGCCGTTGCCAAGACCGATATTGATGTTCACGTCCATGTTGGCATTCCACGCACGGGGGTCGATCTCCACAAAGTCGTTGCGCAGACGAATCATCCGAGGCTTGTCCTGGTGCGTAGTCATCAGGAACAAGATTCCCTTAAAGAGTTTCTTCATGCCCTCGGCCATCAGACGTGCCGTCAGTTCGATCCGTCCTTGGCTTGCGCTGATGGTGGCCGCAACCGCGGCCTTGGTGCTGGATTGCAACGCATCAGCGTTTAGACCCATCGCTGCCTTGCTCATGCCGGTGCGGTCTTCCTTGATCTGATCGATGTAGTCCAGCATCGGGAAGGCTGCCTGTCCGACAAATGGGGTGGAAAACGGCTGCACCATGCCAGGCGCGCGCATACGGATGACGGCTCCAGTCTCATTGTTCAGCACGTCATCCATGTTGACCTGACCCTCGACCACCGCGGTGCGGGGGTGAATGGCCTGCGCCAAAGAGTCAAGGGTGTTGCGCAGAATCTCGGACTTGATCTCTTGGATGTCGTGCGTGATGTCAAAGATGGACATCGCCTCAAGTGGGGATGTGTGTGGTTCAGGGTCGCAGGGGAAGTCCACGAATGGGTTGTAAGACGCGGGTAAGTTGCGGACAACCTTGTAACCGGCTCCGATACAGCAAATCTTGCGCAACTCAGGGATGCCGTCGCCGTCATAGTCGATCCGTGCGTATGCCTCGATATACAAGACGCGACGCTGCATTGGGTTGGCAGAGTCGTTAGTTCCGAAGGTGGTGGACAGGGGCTGGCGAGCCAGGTACTCCTCGTTGTTGTCCAAGTCGGTGGAACTGATGTTCTCCTCAATCTCGTCCTCGTCGTAGCCCATTGCCATCAACTCAGCGACTGTGGCCATCTTTCGGTGGGCGATGATTCCGGCATCATCAAAGGAACGTGCGCGACGGTCAAGCAATAACTCTTCGGGTGGGACGGCCATGATCTTGATTCGGCCATCCTTCATCACGCGCTTGATCTGCACATCGTGCAGCATCGGGGGTGGTGGCATTGGGACGGGCTGGCCGGTCATCGGGTCAATCTGTGGCTGCATCTGCTGCATCTGCATCTCAAACGCAGGGTCAGGGTACGAGACAACGATCTTGACCTCGGCGGCCTCGTCTTCTAAAAGTTGCAGGGTCTGGTCATCGAGTCCGCTGTACTCTTCAATTCGGACGCTTTCGACCTCTTCCCACCAGTACTTTGCAATTCCGCACTTACGCACCAGCGCGTCTTTAAAGATCGCGTAGGTGGTCATGAAACCGTTGTTGTCCTTGGTGAAGATGAAGTTGGCGTAGTCGGTGGCTTGCTTGGAACTCTCTACGTCTTCAGGACCCTGTGGGGTGTACTCGACAACATTCTCTGTGCTGAAAAACACACGCATCAGGCTGGGCAGCATTGCGCTGACGGTGTCGCGGACTTCCATAGCCACAACCTGGGAACGACCTTCCTCCTCATTCCCGAAGGGATCGCCACGATAGTACTCAGTGCCACGGGCGCGGGTTGGGGAGATGTCGGTGTCGATATAACTGATCGCGTCGGTGATGTCCTGCGTAATGATCGCCTGCAACTCGTCATCGTCCATCGGCTCCTGCGCTGAGACATCGGTGCTGATTGGGAGTTCGTTCATGTTCATATCGGTACTTTCTTCAAGATCACGTACATGGAATCAACGGCGCGGGGTGTCCGCATCAATTCCTCTTGGGGTAATTCTAGGGCAGCACCGTACTTACTGAGCCTGCACTCAAGGTGGGTCATCTCAAACTTGGTGTCCTTCCAGCCCAAGTACCACGACCACTCGCAGTAATAAACCCACGACTTCTCGTTGAAGGCGCGGACGTGCGTTGGGTCTTGCCAAGCACCAAGGCTCAAGTCGTAGGGTACTTGGATGTGCATCTTGCCACCCATCTTCAACATATCCCTGCAATTCTTCATGGCCGCCACTAGGTCGGGCAGGTGTTCGAGTACGTCGTTGGCAATGATCTGAGAGAACTGGCGGCTTGGCACTGGCTTGCAGATGTCCATCACCCAGTCGGCTCCGACATCATCACGGATGTCTGCGTTGATACAACCCTCGCGCCGGTCTTTGCCGGAGCCGAGGTTAAGAATTGAACCAGTCTGCTGCATAGCGTGGCCTGTTTTCAACGATCCACGGCTTGGCCTGGGCGACCAGTTTCTCTCCGTCAAGGCCAATAGTTTGCGAACCGAGGTGGTGAACGTAGGATCGGGATAGGTAGTGCTGGAACCCAGCGGCTCGCAGGTCTTCACAGTGGACATCGTCGGAGTACCAGTTCAGGGGTGGGAACTTGAACGTGTTCCATGCCTCGTCGCTGATCCACCCGAATATCGGGGAGAGGCATTCCATCGGGATGATGGAGTCCTCGTAGGGGTATTTGAAGTAATTCAGTTTCTCATTAAACGGGTTCGACCTGATGTTCTGCACAGGTCGGGCTGCGTCGCATCTTGCCGATACCCAGCCCAAGGGTTCCTTGATCTGTTTCTTGAGTTGCAGCACGTCCTCAAGCAAATACTTGTAACTGGTGGGCGTTACAACAATGTCATCGTTTGCCACCACCACGGAACTAAACCCATCGGAGAACGCCTTGTCGATGATGGCGTTGTAGGCATCACCAAAGTTGCTCTTGTCGCCCTCCATCTTGTAGTCGGCCTCGAAGTGGCTGATGATGTGCAAAGGTCCGCGCAGGTAAACGGGAGCCTCGGGGCAGTACTCGTCAATGCTTGCTAGCATCACAGCAAGACCCTTGCCGGTGACGGTTGATATACAGATCGGAGAAATCATTTCAATTTGTTTCTCGCTCCATCTCTTCGTCTTCATCCTTGGCCTCGCCGGTGTTGGGGCCGCCAACAACCCACGCACGGCAACTGCGGCTTGCCGCGCACTTGAAGTCAAAGATTTCGCAGTAGCCAAGGTCGGCCAACTTGACGACATCAGCGGGGTCAGCGTCGTTGCCGATGCCGTCAGCAATGCACTGCTTGATTGAGTCGGATACGTTGAACGCCGCGCAGTTCCCGCAACGGCTTTGCTTTGCTTCCTCGGCAGACACGTCCCACTCGTCGGCCATCCGCTTCCAGTAAGCCTCGTTTGGTAGTTTGGGGTTCTCAGGACCGTAGGCTGCTGTGGTGATCGCCTTGGCTCGGTTCTTGAGATTTAGGGTGATGTCTTGCGTGGGAAGTGGACAGTTTGATGTGTCAGTGTCTTCCTTCATCATCTGATCCATCGCACCCTTGTAGCGTGACGGGACGCTGCGGCTTGGTTGTGTTGCCATTACTTCTTACCCTTCTTGAGTTTGCTTGCCTGTGATAAAGCAATAGCGACCGCTTGGCGCGGATTCTTCACGACCTTGCCGCCAGCACCTGAGTGCAGGGACTTGGTCTTGAACTCGTGCATCACGGATGCGATCTTCTTCGCTGCCTTGTCAAGTTTCATTTTCATACTCCAAAGTGAATGCCCAATTATGCAACTCTTGGAATATTTCGGCGCAGGGGTTTGTTCCAAACGGAACTTGCCGCCGAGCCGTACATTCCCATGATGGCATCGCTGGCAAATGTGAGACAGAATGCGTCACCCCTGTCTGGCGAGGCCAAGCCACGCTTGCGAATCTCGTCTTTGCCCTCGATCTGTATCTTCCCCGAACTTGTGAACGAGTACCTCACGGCAGCCAGTTCGGCAATCAGGGACTCATCCTTGGGCATCTTGCAGTCCCTTTGCTCTAACCAGGCTTTGGCCTTGTGCCACAACTCAGCCTTTAGGTTTCGGTAGGTCGCACCCATTGCCGGTGACTCGGAGACGTTGATGCCTCGCGCTGGAAGTTTTAGTTCCCGCAGCCTGTCAACCACGCCAGCACCCAAACCAATGCTGTCCACAAGAATCTCATGGGGTCGCTGGCTCGGTTGCAGGGCCTCGTACTCTGCCACGACTGCACCTGTCAGTTGCATCAGGTCGAGGTTTTTCCAAGTCTTTACGGGTTCCAACACAGCATTCCCCTGACGCTTACACAGGGCTGACCTGTCGGAACCGAACCGCGCAACGTCCAAGCCCCACACCAAACGAGCGTGTGCGGAGGGTTCCACGTCACGATTCATGGCCATTTCTAGCAATTCCATCGGGATGACGGTGTCATCGTCGCTGCGCGGGAACTCGCCAAGTACGCGAATACGGAAGGCGTTGGACTCCTCGCCGTACCTTGACCTCATCTCATCAACGTAAGCCTCTGACACCCGCGGGGAGTCGGTGCAGTTGACCCGCATCGTGATCCAGTCATCCTTGAGCCTGTTGTGGGTGTCGTAAAAGAACCCCGAACTGCGCACGGGGTTGCCCAATAACAGGGTCACGGCAGAGTGTCCCGACATAGAGCCGGCTGCGGCCTCGAATACCTGTTCAGGTATACCCGATGCCTCGTCAGCCACCAGCATCACGTTCTCACTGTGAACCCCTTGGAGGGCTTCGGGCTGCTCGGCTCGTGATGTCCGTGCTGAGATGAACGCCTCGTTGGGGGCTTCTTTGACCTCGATGCGGTCCTGCTTGACCTCCAATTGATCTCTCAGGGTTTCGGGTAGTGCCTTCACCCAACGCTTCAACTCAGCGAATAGTGCGTCGTACAGTTGGCTGGAGGTGGGGGCCGTCAAGACGATTTTCACTGGGAAGCGTAGGAACAGATACCAAAGAATTGCCCATGACGCTGCTGTGGACTTTCCGACTCCGTGGCCTGACCTGACGCTGATTCGCCGGTTGCCGTCCGCGATGTGGGCAAGGAACTCTTTCTGCCATTCATCGGGCTGTGTGTTGAGTACCTCCTGGACAAACAGGGTCGGGTTGTGCTTGTAGCGTTTCACGAACGCGATAAACGGATTCTTGTCTTCGGCTGCGGACATGGCCGCGATCTGTTCTATTGCCTCAGTAGTCAATTCCACGTTTTTTTTATTTTTTTTTGGGAGAGGGGCGAGTTCCATAGTGGGGGTGGGGGGTGTGGTCATTGGCGGCTTTCTATGGGTTGTGGTCGGTATTTCTTAGGGGCAGCATCAGTCCCGCCCCCGCCGATGGCGCGAAGGGGGGGGGTCAGCCGCCCGACGGCCAGAACCCAGCCCCAGACAGGCAGGATTCCACGATGCGGAACTGTAATTGATACAGTGTTCATTATGTTAATAAGATTGCCACTTACGCACAGGTTATACATGGATTGTGTGGTCGTATGGTACTTATGCACAGGTTAATGTGACTAAGTGGACAATTTGGGTGTGGATAAGTCCTCCAGCACCTCGACGTGGCGCAGTGCATCCATGCGCATCCCTTGGATGTTGATGCTGACCTGCTGACCCTTCTGCTGCGCGTAAGCAGGTGCATTCCACCTCTCAGCCGTCCAATGGCGCGTTTGGATGCGTAACTTAGCCAGGTTGACCTCCTCGATGGACGCTGAGTCGGCGATGTCCAGCGCATCGGAGACCATCAGATCAGCCGCCCTCACACGCGCACGCGAGACCAATTCTACGTTCTCTGGCTTGCTTAACCACGCATTCATGGCCGTCCGACCCACGCCTAACGCCATACATACCCGCGTAATCGACTTGCCCTCCTCCAGCATCACGATGATCTGTTCCTGCGGAATTTGATCCAATTTAATCAAGTCCTCCTTACGTTTCGGTCTACCAGCCATTTCTAAGCCCTTTCTAAGCGTTTTAGTCTATCCAAGCACCCAACCTATCAACCTACCCATTTTCTCGTCAAATTGAGGCGTTCCTGCCAGCCTCAGCCAGTTCCGTGTTGAACTTCTTTTCCAACGTTGACGGTTTACTGAAGTCCAAGTCACTCTCCATGTCATCGAACCCGCTGTCACCGCCCACCTTCACCATCGTGGCTCCAGCGTCCAACTGCTTGATCTTGATGACCTGCTGCATCACCGCACCGGCCATCATCGTCTCGATCTCCTCCATGTTCCAAACGTGCCGTCCTTGCACATCAGGTCGGAACTGGCTGTACAGCAACGCGTCAGCCTTGGTCTTGACAATGACCATCACCGAACCGTCCACCATCTCATGCTCAATCGCCGCAATGTCAGGCATCTCACTTATCCCGTTGGCCACCGCGTACCGTTCCAAAGCGTCATACCCCGCAATCATTCCCTTGACCGCCTTCTCCAACCTTTCCTCGTCCCGATTCTCTTGAGCCGTCCACACCCGCTCCATCTGATTCCAAAACTTTGTCCGCAACTCAGCGTCCACCAGTCCAATCAATCTATCAATACCCCACACAGCCTCATGGTCTTTCTTTCGATTACTGACCGACAACAGCAACGAGTTCAACTTGACCTTGAACGGGTCTGCTGGAAAACTTGGCTGCTCAACCTTTACTACTACTGCACGTTTTTTAGTCACCATATCAATCCTTACTAGTTTCTTACGCTGTCCTCATAAATGTAAACAAATGGATGGGCATCCCTTAAGGGATTTGCCACCATTTGTTTACATTTACCACCAACAAATGGACGCACCATTTGTTTACCATTTGTTTACCATTTGTTTACTTTTACTCATCATCACCACCAAACTCAGATTCGTCCTCAAATACCGCCCAAACGTAATCCTTGAACACAACAACCTTATTTCTTGCTACAAACTGACGCATCAGGAAACTAAATTTGTTGGAAATCTGCTTGCCAGTTTTCTCATATCCCCACACTTCCTTAAACTTTTCCTTCCAATAATCGATCTTTACGGCCTTATTTCTCTTGCCATCAAGGTCACGCATCTCTCCGAATTCCTTAATCGCCTTGTGCAGAGAGTCAATACAAACCTTCTGATCGCCGCCCTTGTCCCGCATCAATGGAGGCTTTTTCTCCTTCTTTTCCGTGTCTGCTATGACCCTCGTTGCCTCATCCGAAGGGTTAACGGCAAGGCTGATGACGGGTTCCAGTCCCAAACTAGACGCTGATAACTGCACCTCAACCATCTCAAATCCGATCTTGATGTTGTCCGCGCCGTCCTTCTGTTTACTGATGGTTAGCAGCCCTGACCCCGCAATCCCGTCGCGTTTACCGCCTTCTATCTTCAGTAATTCCAGTTGCGTATCCACGGCCCCTAAGAGGGAAGAGTGGCCGCGCAGCCCTCTTGTGGCATCCTTCCCACTGTGGTGCAAGATCATGATGGTGCAGTCCAGCATCCTTTGGACCCGTCCGATGTTGGTGATGAACGCGCCCATGTCCTGGGAGTCGTTCTCGTTGCCGCCGCCGAAGGCTCGTGCCAAGGTATCTATTTGCAGCAGGCTGAACTCCACGCCCGTGTCGTTGATGAGTTGCTGGATGGACAGCATCAATAGGTTGAAGTCCTCCTCACTCGATCTCAGGTTGAGTTGGTGTCTGATGACGTAGATTTCCGCGCCCTGCTGGGTGTTGTTGTGTATCTTGCAAGCCCTGATCCTTGCCCCAATACCGCCATGTCCTTCTCCGCAAATGTACAGCACTGCGCCTGGAGTCTTGATCTCGTTACCCATCCACGTCCTGCCCGTTGCCACCGCCTCGGCAATGTCCAAGGCAATGAAGGACTTGTAACTGCCTGGTGGTCCGTACAGGGCGACAAACGACTTCTTGGGTATGACCTTCTCTATCAGCCACTCGACTGGCTCGTCCTGAATGGTGTCCCACGACTCGATGTTGAGGAACAAAGGCTTGGCCTTGGTTGACTCGTCTTGCTCAGTTGACTTGAAGTTGTAGTCATCTGATGTACTATTTTCATAGTACGGCTCTACCTGTTCGCTGTTCGTTGCGCTATCCGTTTCCGTGATGGCTGGGAGTTTCTTTGCAAGGTCTGCGAGTTCAGCCCTCGTGCCTCCCATCTTCACCCACTCGAAGGCATCATCGCCAGGGAACGGAAGATCAAGGTCTAAATACCTGACAGACTTGGCCACCGGCAGCAGGTTCTTGATTACCTTCTTGGCGTACTCCTGTCCCGCCTTGTCGTTGTCGGGAACCACCACCACGTTTGCCCCTGCAAAGTACTGCGTTATCTCAGCAGGCCAATGCCCAGCCCCAGCGTGTGACGTTGTGGCTATGGCTCCGATGGACACCAGCGCATCCGCCGCCTTCTCGCCTTCGACAAGGTAAATGGCACGGCCTGCTGTCTTTGCGTCCAAGAGTTCTGGGAATCGGTAAGGGACAATCCTTACATCTCCAAGCCGTGAGTGCCGCCTGCCGAGTGCGTCAACCCTGACCAGCCTGTAGTCCTTGCCCTTCTCTGTGTTCGTCTTGAACCTCTGCTTGATGAACAGGGTGTTCCTGTCCTCGTCCATGTACTCCCACTCCTGCTCCAAGGTCATAGGCTGCGGTGCGAGGGTGGCGAGGCTGCTGAATATCTCCTCACGTTTAGGTAGTTCCGGCAAAAGACCTCTGTCTCTGATTGCGTTGAACACGTCCTGCTGGTCGCACCCGCCGTGGCAGTGGAACAAGTACTTCCCGTCCTGAGTCTCCGTGATGGAAAGGGATGGGTTCTTGTCCCCGTTGCCCTTGCCGTGCGATTGGACTGGGCATGATGCCAGCCACGATCCGTTTGCTTGCTTTGCGTTGCCTAGTGCCTGCGCTATTTGTTCGGCTTGCATAGTTATTCTTTATTTTTAGGGGAAAAAAAAGCCGAGGCTGTTACACCTCGGCGTTCGGGACTACGGCTTAGAACATCTCGTCTTCGTCTTCCACTACAGCCGCCTTCGCCGGTGCTTGACGCACTGGCTGAGGTGCTTGCTCAACAGGAGCCGCCACAGCGTCCATTCCTTCGGGACGCGCTACCCACGACACCAACTCAAAGTTGGGGATGCGAGTCGTACCCTTGCCGATCTTCTCCAACTTGGAACCCTTGTACTCAACCACCGGCAACTTTCCAGGGTTTGCAGCGCGTTGCGCGTCGCAGGTCTTGTACAACTGCTCCAAGCCCATGTTGGGTCCGACTCCGTTGCTAGACCACTCGGCTGCGCCGATCTCCTTGTTGTACAGCGTGACCATGAACCCGCGCTTGTGTTCAGGCGTTGGCTGCGGACCCTTCTTACCGAGTGCCACATCAGGGTTCCACTCGCGCTGACCAACGGCCAGCAGGAGCCAACCAGTCTGCACGTTGTCGATGTCGAAAACGACTTTTTTTAACTGGATTTCTTCGTTGTTTGAGTTTGTCCAAGCGTTGGCTTGGGGTGAGAAACGGATGTAGTTACCAGAGCCGCCGGAGGATGAGAGATTTAGCATTTGCGTTTTGCTTTCAAGGTTATGTGACTAAGTAGTCACGGGGAGGTGATTATTGTCCAAGTCCAACCGCTTTGGCAAGCGTTAATCCTGAACTTTCTTTTTTGGTGATGTCCTCAAGGACGTGTTTCTTTTCCTTACCTAGCAGTTTCTCTGCCACCGCAGGGGAAATGATCTCAGTAAGCATGAGTTTGCTGTGTTCGATACCCGCAGCCTCCAGCGCGACTACGGCTGCCGCCTCATCAATCCACTTGCGCGTTGCGCGTTTGGGCGACAGTTGCCAGCCTGACAGGACACCGCCGTCTTCCAAGACCTTGGTGGCGTGTTTGCGTAGTGCCGCGATGAAGTCCTCGACCATCTCAGACCGAGCCAGCAGGTCGCTGACCACTTCAGGCGCAAGGGTCTTGACATCCAACTTGACGGGTATCAGTTCCAACGCCTTAGTCTGCGCGGGACAGATAACCTTGGCAGGACAGTAACGGCAGGCGTTACTAGATGGCTTTGGCTGCGCGTCCATGTTGGCAGACTCAGCGATGGCAGGCAGCAGCACGTCAACCTTCCAACTGTTCAACTCATCCACCGTCATGATGTGTGTACGTGTATCGCCTGAGTGCGGCTGGATGATGGACAGCCTGACAGTCTCCACAGGCTTACTCTTGATCTTGGCCAGCGTACCCAGCGCGTAAATCTTCATCTGACTGCTGTCTGCATCCACGTACCCGCGTCCCGTCTTCAGGTCTGCGATCTCAAGGATGCCGTTACCAAACCCGATCACGTCAGCAGTCCCGCCCAACTTCACAGCGGGAGTATCAAAGACCGTCACGTACTGCTCGACCTTTACAGCCCCAAGTTCAGATTTCAGATTTGTAATGTGGTCAAGGTGAGCCTGGGCAAAGTCCACGTTCTCTTGAGTCATCGTGATGCCCTCTACAGGCTTGCCAAGGTAGGCATCAGCCTTCTCGCCCGTAGCAAAGCACTTCTCGGCCAGGGCGTGGATGGCAGTACCGATCTGCGCGGCCTCACCAGCGGGTTCGTAAGGTACGCCTTCACTGAGCCGTACAGATGCGGGGCAGGCGATCCAGCGGGATGCTGAACTTGGCCGTAGGATTATTTTGTTTTCCATTGTTTTCTTTCGTTGTCCGTGTCATGGATAAGGATTTGGTAAGCCAACTTGCGCACCTCGGTGGTGACAGCGTGTCCCAAGTCTTCAGGGTCAAGCATCCGTTTCAGTAGGACGGTCTTCTGACCCGACTGGTGACGCTCGTTCTCCAACTGGGTCCCAAGGTAAATGATGTGGTCACGCATTGTTTTGAGTTCTTCTGATGTCACTTTGTCAACTCCCTCAAGTACCAAAAGCCGATCAGCACAGCGTCAGCCCTGCCATCGTCCTTGGCGCGAGCAAACTCTTTCTGATGCGATGGGTAGAGTTCCATTGCGCGGCTGCGGGATGCGTCCTTGCCAATCCCACGGGTGATGGCTCTAGTCCACACCGCCGGCTGCACAAAGGTCTGAGGAACCATCAGCGCGGCCAAGACTCCCTCAATCACTCCAGCACTGCGGCCAAAGGAAAACATTGAACTCACTCCCTGACCTGGCATTGCGGACACCTTCTCAATTACTGCGTGGTCTGCCTTCAAATCAATGATGAGAGTCGCCAGCCCCTGCGCTGATACCTGACGTTTCTGAGTCTTTCCGCGCATGATGCTGACCACCGGCATATCCGTCACGGACTCAAGTGTCCCGTCAACGTGCAGCGCGACGGCTCCACTGAGTCCTGGGTCGATACTGATAACCCTCACTTGACGGCCTCTTCCATGTCTTTCGCTAGTTGCGTCATCCGTGCAGAGATCAGCGCGTCAACGGCCTCGTTCAACTTAATGATGCTGGAGTACAAAGGAACTGTCTTGCCGGTTGCCCACCGTGAGAGTTGGGCTGGGTCAATGTTGGCAACCCTGCCAACGTCGGAGAGCCGAAACCCTGCCGACTTTGCGCGATCTCGGATCGCCTTAATTGCTTGCTGTGTAGAAGTTTCCATGATTGCGATGTTAAACTAAAGTTGATGAACAGCGCAAGTGTACAGAAAAAAAGGGGAGAGCGTGAACTCCCCCCTCAAAGGCAACTGCGGGGGAAACAATACCCCGCGCTGGTATTTTACAACGGATTAGTTGACTAAAAATGCAAATATTTTGCAACACTTAGGGAAAACACCTAGATAAATAGTTGACGAAGTAGTCAATGTGCATTATGATTCACCCATCAACAACCGCCGAAAGGCAATTTTTAGGAGGTCTTATGACCGATTTCACTTTCTCTCCCGCAGACTTCAATGCTACCCAAATCACGGTAGTGGCTAACACTCCAGACGCTTTGGAATATCTTGCAGAGCGTTATGGTTTTGCTTGCATTTCCATTAACGTGCGCAAGTCTGCTGCGCCAGAGTTAGCAGACTCTTTTGAGTTTCAAGGTTTGTCTTACCAATAACCCAACGGGGCTACGGCCCCAGCAACTGAAAGGAAACAAGATGACTGAACAAGAAGAGCAAAAACTCACGGAGCAGGTCGAAGACCTTGCCCAACTCATGCGCGAACTGGCTATCGAGCGTCGCCAGGTATTAGAGCAAAATAGTTTTCTCCGAGCCATTGGCTCACTTAACGATGGAGTACGAAATGAATTCATTTAAGGACTACGCCCTGGCCGTTGCCATCGGCGTTGCATTGGCAGCGTCACTCGTGCAGTGGTGGTCATCATGAGCGAGCCAATGCAAAAGGAGATTGATGCCATCGTTGCGATGATGGCTCCACCACCAAGCAGCGCAGGACTGCTCACCGCCCGTGACGTGCAAGACATCGTCAGACGCGCAGCCTCGAAGGGCGCGTTGGTCGGGTGGCTGGCCGCTGAGAAGGATGTCAAGGAACGCGCTGGCCGCGCCCTTGCCCAAATGGAGTACGAGAACCAGTGTAACAAGGACAGGGTCAAGGAACTTGAACTTGAGATCATTGGGTTGCAGCAGTGAGAAAGCGCAGTAAGTACAGGCCAAAGCCGCAACTGCCTGACCCATTGGCTTGGGTCTTAAACGGCTTAAAGCCGGTGGCAGAGGCTGGCATCGTGGACGTTCAGATCAAGAACCACAGCGCGATTGATGCCCTAAGACGTGGCGTTGCCACCCGCCTTGACATCGACTACATCATTGAGGCATTCAACATCATGGAGGCACTCTGCCGTCTTGGGGTTGCGTCAGAGTACAAGGATGAGATCAAGGCAGCCCAGGACGCGCTATACGCAGCCGCAAAGCGTGGTGTGGATGCTGGGTATCGGTTTGTGCTGAAAGCCTCAGAACTGAACGCCATCAACCTTGGGATGGAGATACACGATGCCCAGGTCGAGGTGACATCCATTGCCACGATGGAGAAGGCTATGGACATCGTCCTTGGCGAAATTAAAAAGAAACGTGCAAGAGTAATTTTGGAGAAAACACCATGAAGATTCAATTTGTAGAAGACGAAGAAACGCCTACCGTGTTCGAGCGTATGTGGGACTACCTTATGACGTTCCTAAAGTGCGTTGGCATCTTTGCCGCCATCTGCTTTGCCATCGGGTACTTTAGCAACAGCAAGGCACAGTCTAAGCAATGCGAGCCAACCAAAACAGTTTTAGCAAGGAGTATTTTTAAATGAACCACTTAAAAAACGTATGGGCATGGTTTACAAACCATTGGGTAATGCCAACCCCTGCGGAGTTAGTGGCAGATGAACTAATACACGCACAGCGCAGCAAATTGCGCCACCAATCGGCACAGGAGTACCACGCAGCCATCGTTGCTTACAACGTGGCACGGATTAAACGCTTGGAACAATTGACCGCCAAGCAGGAGGTGGTGGAATGAAAGAAGCATTGAAACTTGCGCTTGAGGCGTTGGAAAGCAGCAACAATTTAATAAATGGCACAGGAAATCATTTTGGTTTGGAAGGTGCAATGGACGGCTATTACAGTGGTTGTTTTGATGTTGACGGAAACAACAAACTGTTAAACAAAGCCATCACCGCCGTCAAAGCAGCCTTGGCACAGCAAGAGCCTGTGGTTGGAACGAAGACTTGGTTTGAAGACGACAAAGTTGTAACTCAGTATCTAACGGCAAAGGACATTTACAAAGAACCAGAGCAGGAGCGCAACTTCTGTTCACGCTGCGGTAAGCGCACAGCAGACCTCACCGTGATTCACACTTGCACACCACCACAGGAGAATGCATGAGCCAGTACAAGATATGCGCCAAGTGCTTGGAGTCCAAGCCGCACGATGGTGGGGTGGATATGTCACCAGTCAGGTGGATATGCCAGCACTGCTGGCTGATTAGGAAATGAAGAGGCGAGACAGGGTGATCGAACTCATCACGGCCAAGGCCATGACATCAGCGGAACTGTCCAAGGTAATCCACTGCGGATTGCGCGGGACCCAGATCATCATCACGAAGTTGCGCAAGGCAGGGCTGATACACATACAGGGCTACAGAAGGCAGAAGGCAGGCATTGCAGCGATGTGGCGTTACGGGATAGGGGTAGATGCCGTCAAGCCTCCGCCAGTACCCTGCGCGGAGCGTTCACGCAAGTGCCGTGATGGTCAGGGTGTAGAGGAACACGCCTTTGCTTTGGCTAGGCAACGCGCAAAGAAGTGGAAGATCAAACGCGACCCGTTGGTGGCCGCGTTCTTTGGGAGTAATTGATGGATAAGTATGACAAAGCAATTGAGTTTTTAAAAAGCGTTGAACCAGGCAGTTACTTTGACGAGTGCGCCGAACTGATGCAACAATTATTGGCCAACGTTCATGAACTTGAGCGTTCACCACAACTTTTGTCAAACAAAGAAGTTGCTGCTAGAAGGGCGCAAACGTTTGGTGCTGAGTCATGGTACAAGCGCAATACTCAACGTCGATCTTGAGCCATGCTGGACGCTGAATAGCCAAGGGCTGCTAATGCTGCCGCAGGGGTATAACCTTGGCGAATAAGTTCTACGGCTTTTGGCCAATCAGCCTCACTAAAGAATCTACGTGATTCTTGAATGTCGGCTCTTGCATTTGGCAATGCCGCATCACGGTTCATCTTTGCCTTAATAGCATTTCTAACGCTTTCAGACTCCCCTAAATTCAAAGCCACATTAGGAGGTAAATATGAGGCCTCTTTAAGAAGACCCATTGTTGCCATTCCGCTGAAAGGTTCAGTGGCTTTAAATCCTTCTGGTGTGTATGTTCCAACGCCTGGTCCATAGCCTGATGTATTGAGAGATGGCTTCATGTTGGATGGGTAAATTTCTTGTAGAAGCCCACCTTTTTCTTTCATCAGTTTTCTGACATCAGCAGCGGTAGATTTTGAATCAAATGGGAATACAGTAGCCCCACGACTTGTTGGAGAAATTCCATAACCAGTATCGTTTAAGGCCTGAGTGAGCGCACCCATTTGTGTACTTGTTGGCATTACTCCAGTGTATGGCTCGTCAAGTTTCATGGGGTTTGATGCTCTAGTATCAAGCACTAATGAATTTTTACCCTTAACACTGTTCATTGTGTTGGGTAAATTAAATCCAAACGCCTCTTGCGCATCGTTAAGTGCGCGGAATCGTTCTGCAAAACTCATTGTTTGCTGAGTTGGATCGGAAAGTAGACCGCCACCTCCTGTTGGGAAATCAGCAAGTACCCGTGCAATATTTACGGGCTGATGTTCTGCAATTTTAGAACCTTCTGGAAAATAGGCACCAGATGCCTGAATTGTTGGTAGTTGCCGATACCCTAGCGCACTGTAAATTGCATCTCTATTTCCAGCCCCAATAGTTCCCATATCATTTAAAGCATATTCTGGAACTGGCATATCCCACCGTCCAGTATTACCGTAAGCAATTTTTTGTTCAAATGGAGCATCTATCATTTGCGGGACATGACCCGTGCTTGCGCCAGGTATCGCCTCATGTGTAGCAGATGCAGTTTGCTTGTAGAAATAATCTCTGGCGGTATTGTTTGCATCACGCAATGCTTGCTTGATACCTTCTAATTCATCTCCCGCATATCGACTATTTAATCCACGACTGTATAGGTCTTGACCTTTCCCATAAACCCAAGGAACTTCCTGAATTTGAGGACCGGCCCAGTTGGCTCTTCCACCAACTGCTGACTTGTTTGCTCTGTCAACTTGCAACGCTGTTTCAGCGTCCATGAATGGGTGCATAGTCTCTGACACGCCAGCCTTCCACGGGTTGCCTTGCGGATCGGTGTAGCCCATACCCTGGGCGCGACGGAAATCGTTTACTCCAAATAATCCTGCGTTAGGAACCCTTGGGTCGTTCTTGTTGGCGTACTCACCAATCTTGAAACCCATATTTGCTGGGAGTCCTTCTGCTACGGCAGTATCCAAATTCCTCATTGGTGCGCCTCGGTAGGCCATTTCTGGTGTACCAGCAACGCGACTGTTTAAGTGCTTTAATGCAAATCCTAATTCTGATTCTGGGCTTACACCGGCTGAATAAACACCATGCTGTTCAAGTGTTCTGTTTAACTGATATGGTTCTGAACTTTCAGCAATTCCTTGCTTGGCTCGGTCATACCATGTACCTAAACGGCTTTCATCTGCAAGTCGAACAGCAGCAACGGCATCATTAAAGTCAGCATCCATAGAGCGGCGCATTGCACCCAATCCCTGGCCGCTGGTTACAGTTCTAGGCGCACCCACATATCCTCCGGCTGTTTGCTTTAAATGTTGGCCCTGAGTTGCACTTTTCAGTACCGCCTCATCTCCTAAATTTTCTGCCATCTGCCGATAGTAATCAGCATCTGTTTTTTGTCTTTTCCCTTTTGACTTAAATGTAGAAATCTGATCTTCTGGACTTAATCCAGCACTTTCAAGTGACATCTTTTCAACTTTTTTTGCTCTTGCTTTTTCTTGCAGTTGTTTTTGCCCCCATTTGTCAATTACCAATTGTTCCTCTGGGGTTCTAACTACAGCAGCCGCATCTCCAAGCAATCCGCCGCCCTCTTTAGAGACAATCCCAGGCATCATCCCCATGCTTTGCATATAGTTTTCTGCCAACTGGCCAGCCTTGGGAGCAACGAACTTGCCTACTTGTTTAGCACCGCGACCTGCAAGACGTGCTGCTTGAACTGGAACCATCGGCGCAAACGTACCTATCTGACCTGCTGCCCTGCCTACGGGGTTATCTGCTGCCGGTGCAAGTGGAAGAGTTTTAAGCAACTCCTCAGAGCCGAATGGAACCTTTTGCGATGGCGCATAGTCAAAATCACCAAACTGCTCCATTGGCTTTGGCGAATAGGCAGGTGCAAAATTCAAAGTATCGCTAAGTAAACCAAGTAATCCAGCAACCGTTCCACGCCCTAAATCAACAGGTGCGCTTGCAGCGTACTCGCGCATCTTTGGCGTGTCCTGCCTGAACTGGCCGCGCTTTAGTCTGCTGTAGTCAGGTGCGTAGAATTCGTCAAGTAGTCCCATGTCTGTACCTTTTACTTTTGTTGTGTTGGCTGAAGGCGGCCAGCACCGATCTGAGTAACCGCACCAGGCGCTCCGACTGCCACCTTGTAAGACAAACGCTTAATCGCGTCCTGCAAAGCAGCCATTGCGCTCTCATCAACCAAAGCATTGCGGACAACTTGAGGGTCTTGAGACACAAGAATTCTAGCGATTTGATCTGACTGCGCATCTGTCAAGTTGCCGGTGTTCTGTCCCACCAACTTGCGCAGGACTCGGTATCCCGACATGACGTTACCGCTAAGTGCGCTTGTGACCTCTTCGGGAGAGATGTTCATCCCGATGCGCTGACCTTGTTGCAGGCTTGCTGCCGTAGGAGAGCCGCCAAGAATGCCGGTGGCTGCACGTTGAGAGCCAGCGGCCACGTTGACAGAGCCAAGCAAATTGTCCAACTGATCTTGAGGGAATACATTGCGCAGAATCTGACCCTCTTTAAGGTTCTCATCGGCAAACCGTCCCATCATGCTCTTGCGTGAGCCTGTGGCCATCCGAGTGCGCGTTGCGTCCATCAGACCTGACCGATACGCCTGCTTTGCGGCAGGAGACATAGACTCAAACTCTACAGCGACCTCGTCCGCGCTCTTAGTAAACGCCTTGCGTCCCTCTTGGAACGCGTCACGCGCAGACCGTGTCTGTGCAGCCGTCTGTCTAGCACCAGCCAACGCCTTGGATGACTGGTCAAGGGAGTTGCGCAACTGCAACTCAACGTCCTTGAGTGCAGTTCCAACGCCGCCAGCACCCTGGGAGAACGCCTTGTTTGCCTCGTCCTGAATACCGCGACGGACAATTTCCATATCCTCAAGGTTTGGGGTTCGGCTGTACTCGATGTTCCCATCCTTGAACGTGAAGAATGGGGCCTTGCCTGTTGTGGCTCTGTACAGTTGATTGATGTTGTTTGCTGCCTGTGGAGCGCGTTGCAGGGCCGCTGAGAAGGCATCAAGCATTGGCTTGTCAACTACGCCGCCCTGCTCAAACGCGGCGTTGTACATGGCGTTCTCTGCGACCTTAATGTCTGCCTCGTCCATCTTGTACTGGCGCAAGATATTCTTGTCGCCGGTAGGAGACAATCCAGCGCGCATCTGCTTCATCGCCTCATCACGCATGATGTTGGGACGCGTAGTGAGTGCCTTGCCTATGGTGGCCGACGCAGGACCGCCCTGGGTGTACATCGCACGTACCATTGACTGCAAGGTGGCGTTCTCTGCCATGATCTCGCCCTTGGCGACCCTGTCCACGATCTCGTCAGTGGTAAGCCCTGACTCTGTGGCCAGCCGCTGAATCTCTGTCTCAACCGCCTTTGCGCCACGGCCTCCAATGGTGCGCCTTGTAAAGTCAATCAGTTTGTTTGCTACTGCGCTACCGCCAGTGAGAAGCGTAGTCCCGACTGGGCCAGCGACTGCTCCAACAGCCATGCCAGGAACAACACGCCCTGACCTTTCAAAGAAGTCACCCTCACCAGTTGCAAACCCAGTCAATCCACCCTGTAACGTTCCAACGCCAGCGGCGCGAGCCAATAGCGCAGGGAGTGCGACTGGGGCTGCTGCACCACCAGTTAAGGTTGTGGCTGCGATTGCAGGCAATATTGCACCACCAGCCTCATACGCAAGTGCCTCGTATGGGCTGTCTTTCCTGTAAGCCTCTAACTTTGATCTGATGTCTGCAACTGCCGCGTCGTAAGGTACACCGGCCAGCGACTGAAGGTATGCCTCCAACTCGTCGGAACTGCCAAAGGTAATACCCTGCGCAAGAGATCGCAGTCGCTGACTTGGAGTCTCACCTTGAGGTGCTTGTGGTGCTGGTGCGAGCGCGGCCTGCACTGCCTGCAACTTTGGCAGCGGGATGGCGTTGTTGTTCCCCGCCTTGAGTGCTTGCAACTCCTCGACGGTGAAGGTATCAAGAACCTGTTGCAGATCAGTTTGTGCCATTATCTTGTCTTCCGTTTGAGTGCTTCGTCAATAGCGTTACCCATGTTCAGATTGCCACTAAGGTCATTCTGCACTGTGTAAGGCATTACTTGGAACAATGGAGCGACCTCATCAAACCCTTTGACTTTTGATGCATTTGCGTAAACAAACTCATGATCTTTGATGCGCTGATAGGCAAGTTTCTGCATTGCTGCCATACCAGTGCGAAGTTCTGCGGCAGTCATTGTCTGATCTCCTGCTGCAACGCGTTTAATCAAAGCACGTTCACTGTCAGTAATTGGCCCCTGACCCTTCATTGAGGCAGCAGCAGTCAACTCAGACTGCGCAAGACCTTGAACAACTTGGCGTGTATTCTGTAACGTCTTCTCAGCGTCAGGACCAGCAATTTTCAACTGCTGTCCAACGCGTAGCATTGCAGTTCTGTAATCTGCTGCCGGTCCAAGAACTGCGGCACTTAGAGCCGGTGCAATAGTATCAATGTTGCGTAACGTGTCATTGGCTGAATTTGCGGCATCTGTGACCTGTTGCAGTCGAGTCGCTCCAGCACTTCCGGCTCCAGTTGCAAATGCATTTGGTCCAGGTGGCAACCTCACTTCAGTTTTAGGTGCAATCTGAGAACGATAGGTTCCTAATGCCGCTATGCCTTCTGCCCCAGTTCCACCAAGTTGTCGTCCTTGTAGGTATTCCATTGCACGAATGTCAGTTGGCATTGCCTCATAGGGTTGTGCATCACTAACAATTCTGCGCTGTCCTTGCTTGTTGTACTGGACAACAACAGGCTTGTTCCCAATCATCAGGTTCTGCGGGTTCCCAAACTCTTGAGACGCAGCGATTACGTCAGACATTGACTTTGCAAGTTGATCCGCTGGAAGGAGAGACATCAACGCTCTTTGCTCCCGACTTAAATTAGCAAATGGGCTGCTTTGCTGTACTTGCTGCACAGTTTGAACCTGTGCCGGAGTTGGCAGTTGTCCAATCATGTTGGCGCGAGCCACTGTAGGACCAGCCTGCATATTTGGCATTGCAAGTGACTGCTCAGGTGTAATGGCAACACCTGCGGCTGGCATGGTCTGCCCATAATCTCCAACAAGCATTTTCTGCATACTTGAAAGCATATCCCTTGAACGCTTGGCCTCATCCAACTTCTGCTTGGTCATGATGTTGGCAATGGCTCCTGTCTGAGCCTGCTGATAACCTTGCTGACCAGCACCATAAGCCTCGCCCAAAGCCTGTCCAATCCCGATTGGGACTGCGCTTGGACCTGATGACTTGAGCAGGGACGCGGCCAACGCCATGATGCCTTGTTGGTTCATTCGTGATCGCTGCTCTGGAGTGAGGTACTCTTCAAGTCCAGTATCACCACCGCCAAACATATCGGAGCCTAAAAGACCACCAAAGTCAAATGCTGCCATGATTCACCTCAACCTAAAAGACCAAGAATACCGCCAAGCAATGCGCCACCGCCACCGCCAAGCACATCAATTCCAGAGCCTAATTTAGACCCCATTAACGCTCCACCTAAAGCACCCGCACCCACATTACGAGAGTAAGGCGTTGTGGTAGACATACCGAGGTTCGGGATGTTGCCGCCAAGTGCTGCGGTAGTCACTCCCAACTTCTCCGTCCCGATGTTGCGCAACGCATCCATCTGACTCTGTAGCAACTGCTGACGCGCACCGCCCAAGTTCATCACGTTCTGACCGCCTTGGATGTTCTGCGCTCTAGCGTACTGAGCCAAGTTCGCTGCTGTACCGTAACCACGCTCACGCATATTCGCAGACAGATCAGCGGCCTGCTTGAGAGCAGAGGCGTTAGTAAGAGCAGCCTGCACTCCTTGACGTGAACCACCAAACGCTTTTGCGCCTGTGGCAGCCTGACGATCTCTGAGATCGGCCATCTGACGGCTTGTCTCAATGTCGCCCAGGCTGCGGTCGATTACGTCTTGCTGGTACGGGTTCATGAAGGCGTTGATGTCCTGCCCACTGAACGGGGTCAGGGACTGGTTAACGACCTGCTCTTCACCCGCCATGTACATTGGGTTGAAGTCAGCAAACTGCCGTACAGGAAGTGCGGTAGCGACTGACTTAGCCTGACCCAAGTTCTCAAGGTACGCAGCCTTTAACTGCGGGTCGATGGTTTGGGTTGATGTTGTGGAACCGCCTTTTGACATTTTGTATCTCCTATGCTTCGAGCAAACCGCGAAGTTTGCCCTTTGAAATCTTGCCTGCGTTGATGGCGTTCATCAACTCGATGCCGTACTTACCAACGGACTTGGCGTTGATGACGAACTCGCCGGAATCTAATCCTCCGTAACCATCATCGGGACCCATTGGGTTTGGACCCTGTAAGCGATCCATTGTGACCTGACCGCCTTTGGCATAGCCACCGCCACGTCCCCACTCACCTCGGTTCCCAGGCTCTCCTCGTCCGGCCGTATCACCGCCACCACCACCACCACCGCCACTTGATGGGCTAAGACCACCTTCAGAATCTGAAGAATAAGATAGTCCACCAGCCGCTACTGCGTTGGCTGTTGCTTGCGCGTTCGCAGCGTCTGTCATTGCTTGATTTGCTGCTGCCGCTGCATTCGCTGCATTCATGGATTGCTGTCCTTGTGCTGTAGCTACATCATTACCCATTGAGTTTGATGCAATGCCTGCTCCTGTAGGTGATGTAACTCCATAACCACCTGACGATGTTGGAGTGCCATAACCGCCTCCACCGTATGTTGGGTCTGCTGCAATCAAACCAGCAAGGAGTTTTTGGTTAGCTTCTGCTTCTTTTACAGTTGCGTATGGGAGCATTGCCTGAGAAGCATATTGGGCTAGGAATCCACCAGGCAAAAATCCACCAAGTGCATTTCCATAAGCATCTAATCCAAGTGCTAAATTACCTATAAAGGTTGATGGTCCAGAACCAGCCATTGGGCTTTCACTGTTGAACCTAGATTCTTGTATCTGACCACGCGAACTGCCACCACGATTTGAATTGGGATTGGCCAACGCCTGCTCACGCATCAACTCATCATAGTAACTTGATGGCGCAGCCGAGACGGATGTCGCTGATCCATAAGGATTAAAGCCGCCGGTGTAAGACAGTGGGTTCATGGCATTGCGCTTGCGCATCAACTCCATGATCTGCGCGTATTTGTTGCTACCAGCAACTGGGGTTTGTGTTTCACCGCCACCTAGACTCATATCAATTCCTTGCTCAAAATGAACCACTTAGGTTCGTAACCCTCATCCTTTAAGAACGTCTTCTGCCAACCCTGACGGCCAGCAAGAGATACTCGACTGCAACCCAACTGCTTGCCCCAAGACTCGATGTATGGTCGCATCTGCTTGAGTTCATCTAGGTCGCCGCCAGCAAGGAAGAAGTGCAAGTCCTTGATTCGCGGGTAGACAATGATCTCAGTAACCACTGCTGATTTAGTGCCAGGCCAGAACTGAAATCTGTTACTAGCCACACCCTCCGCAATGTCTTCAATTGTGTGTGTCCCTCCTGAGTATTCTAAAGCCGCTTCGATGTGTTTGCGCAGCGACCAAAACTCCTCCATTAACGCTTACCTGCCGTTGTAGTCTCCAAACGCATAACCCCAACGCGCCAGTCATCCAATATGTTGCCTGTAACCTTCATCTTCACGGACCGGCCTGAGAACCTAGCATCGGTAGGAGCCTTGGCCGAGAACGGGCCATAGGTAGATTCAGCCGATGTCGGGTACAACCTTGCCGTGAAGGAGATGGCAACCTCGCCCAGTGTCTGCTCGTCGGGGATAACAGACCTGACGGACATGATGTTCTCGCCTGTACCGATCTCAATGGGTCCTGACTGGGCGTAGGGGTTGACAGAGTCGTAGGTGAATCCCACCTCATGCTCGTAGATGTAGGAGTCTGCGCTCACCATCAAGGGGTTGCTGAACACGCCCCTGTCAGTGCCAGCCGTGCGAGACATAGTTCCAATAGCCCAGTGACCCTCACGGTAGTTGTACGTCACATAGGAATCATTCTCGTTTGATGCACTTGAAGGGTAGAACCATGTGATCTCACCAAACGAAGAGTTGTGGACTGCGTAGACCTTTGAGGCTTGGTTGTAGTTGATGTTGTTGAAGACGTAGTCGGACACTTCGCAGTTCATTGGCTTGACGTAGCCGTCGTACTGCCAAAAGCCTGACTTGGACATCCACATCGCGGAGGTGTCAATGGCCGCTATTGCTTGCGAAGAGATCACCCCACAGCCAGAACCTACCTTCTCAAACGAGTACACGAAGGGAAGGCCTATGTAACTTGCTGTATGCACATCCACGTCTGTAAACAATAAGTTTACACCTCGGACTCTTTTTCCTGCCTTCAGTGATCCAACTGTGGCTAGTTCAAAGTCACCCGCCTGATTAGTTGACGCGGCAGTCCATACTGTGTTGTTCTCTTGGTCACACCAAGACACTAGACGGCCATTCCCACCGGCTCCCAACGCAAAGATAATTCGCTCTGAAGTCACCAAAAGGGCGGCGCAGCCCGTTGGGGCATTGGTGATTACAGCAGCAAGAGTCGGAGTTGAAAAACCCAACTGCCACTCGTAGAGTTTGCCGTCCGTGTCGCTACACGCCACAAGGTACTCGCCAAAGGTGTCAAGGCTCCACGTTGTGGCAGGAGCCACGGAGCCGATGTCAGGACGTGCGACGCCATAGGCAAACGAACCGTAGGTATTGAATCCATAGCCAGTACCGCTGAGTGCGTTTGCTCGGCCTGTAGTGAAACCCGTTGGGGTGATGTCTTTGACAACGGAGTTCTCGTCCATCGCAAAAAGTTTTGAATGAGTACCAGCGGCAACGTACCGGCCACCGATGTTTGATCTCCATGCTATCAATCCACGGCAGAGTCCAGTGAGTTGCGTCGCTGACCTCTTTCTCCACCCGCCAATGGGTCGCAGAGTGTTCTCGTACCAGCGCACAAGGTTTGAGTCGTACCAGCGTCCCGCAGCCTGGTACTCAGTACCATTACGGTAGACGCCTGGGGGGATTTTGAGTGGTATGAGTGCCATGACGAGATTATGCTGTTTCTGTGGACAAATTGGAGACGAACGACATGGTGGCAATCACCGAAGGAACTGACGGGCGTGTCGGGGAGGTTCCCGCCGCAAAGGTTTCAATGGTCACCGCAACGTCGCTTGTCCTCCAAACGATCTGCACATAGTCATTTGCGACCATGCTGACAAAGAAATTAAGGGCAACGATTACATGGGACGGGTCGCCCGACGACTTCCTTGCCGAAATGCCAAACCTGCTGTTGGATTTGGCAATGTCCGTCCCGTTCTTTCTGAACCAAAAGTCAACATCCTCAGAACTGTTTGTCGTGTTCTTGACTTGGATGCTGAATTGCAGGTTGTACACACCAGGCTGCGCCACGTTAAGCCTTGATGAATCTGACAATGTCACCCCGTTGCTGAAGTCCGTAGTGTCAAAGGTTACAGGGTAGGCTGTGGTGGTGTTGGCCGCCGTCTGATTTGTACCGTCCTGAAACGCACCGTAGGGTATGTTGATGTACTTCCCTCCCCTCGGCCCGAACAGCGCAGCAATGATGCCTGTGACGCGCTGAAAGTACCCTCCCATATTGGCAAAGGTCTGGCTGAAGTATCTCTGCTCGTACTCATTCCCAGGCGTACCCGTGTTGGGTGCTGCCGGTGTTGTAAGTTGGCTGGTGTAGTTTGTTGCCATTACTCAAACTGACGAGTGCCAGCCTTGTCAATAATCAATGCTTTGCCACGGGGTTCTGCACCATCCACGTTAGGGATGCTGATATGCGTCCATCGGTCAAACTCACGGATGATCTGATCAAATGGCAAACCCGCAGCAATCACAGCGCGGACTACTTCGTCGGGAGTCACACCTGGCACTCGGAAGTCAGCCGCACAACCGTGACGGTGTTGGCTGGAGTCCTTGCTGCCCACTGCGTCATTGACCTGCTTGCAGCGGAACGCAGAGTTAATCATCACAGGCTTGCCACCCAAGGTAGATTTGACCTGCTCAAGCAATTGCGCCAAGCGTTGCAGGTTGCTTATTTCTTCCTGTGTCGGGCTGTTATCAAACTCACGGTGGTCGGTGACGGTAAGTTCCGCAAGGGTGAAGTGTTTACTTAGGCTTGTCATTGCCGTTTTCTCCTATTTTGATGCCAGTGATAAGGCCAAGAAACCCGCCAACAATAGTCTGAAACGCAGGGCCAACAATTCCAAAGAGTTTGTCGTTATCGACTAGCACGTCAAAGAAACCAAACATAAACACAACAACCATTGACAGCACGGTAAGCGACAGAGTGACGGAAGCAATCAAAGTAACCCATTGGGATAGTTGCTCTCTGCTCATTTGTTGCTCCGCATCTCAACAATTTTCTCAGCCGTTCTGCCACCAAAATATGCGAGAAACACGATCTGACCCCATGAACCTAGCAGATTTACGTAGGACTCTTGTGCGTTGTATCCAAAGGCTGACATCGCTGTAAACATAAAGTAAGCAATAAAGATGGCGATTAGTGCGATTGGGCGAATGTTCTTAGACAGCCACGAATCCGATGCCATGTCAGCAGTCCACCGTGCAGTGGTGTTTTCCTGTTCAGCCTTAAACATCTCAGTCTCGTTGGCCATCTTTGCCAACTCACCGCTTTGGGCAAGCGTAGCCAGCTCAAGCTGGGCTTTGGCCTTGGCCTCTGGGTCGGGGATCAGTTTGTCGATTAACTTACCGCCAACTGCTAATAGTCCTGTAATGTCAAACATCATTTTCCTTTCAAAGCAATTACACCCCAAGCCACCAAAATAAAGATGGCCGCAGCCACCAGTATGCACAACCCCATTGTGATGGCCTCGTCTATTTCCTTCTTGCGGTTCTTGGCCGCTTTAGCATCTAGTATTTCTTGCGTTCTTCTGCGCTGCACAATGCTGTTGCGCTCTAAAAGAATCTGACTCCACAACTGGCTGTGACCTTGGTTGATGAAGTGCCACTTGAGTTCTTCTTCAGCCCGATTCAGTTCATGCAGTTGCATGACGGTACTCATCGCTTGGCTGGTGTCGGAACTGTATTTCTTCTTCGGGTCCTTAACTGCTTCCTTTGCAACCTTTTCCTTTGCATCAAAGAACTTCATCACATCGCCGGTGATGCCCTGAATGTCTTTGCCCATCTTGATGGCGGCTTGGATGCCTTTGATGGCTCCTTGGGCAACTGCGAAGGCCGTTAGTGGGTCCATGATGCTACTTCTTGCTTTGGCAAATTGTAGTAAGCAGCCTCCCCATTTTTTCTCGCCTTTATTGCATCATCAATAAGTTTATAACGACCTAACCATTTGTTTTTTTTGTCTACTTTTATGTAAACATTCCAGCATTCATCTCTTTTATACCAAGACACGCCAATGTGTCCACTTGTATTGTGCTTTGGAGTGCTTATATTTTGACAATTGTCAGAGTACCCTACTTCTCTCAAATTACAAAAACGGTTGTCATTCCTTACTCGGTTCATGTGGTCAATGTAAATTTTGGGCATTTCCCCAGTTTCATACAACCAAATTAACCTATGAACTAAATGACTTTTTCCATCTATTTTTACTACAAAATAACCATGCCCATTTAAACCTCCGGCTAACTGACCAATTTTTACATTTCTTCCACGGGCAACTTTCCATCGAAAATCACCAGTTTCTTTGTCATAAGTAAATAAAGATTTAAGGTATTCTTGATTCATTCTTAGTCACCAGCACCCACCGGCACACCCTTCCGTCTTTGTCTAGGAATTCATTGGCTCCATACTTCTCGCTTGGCAGCACGACACGGCACACCAGCACGATTTTTGTATCCGTGTTGGGCCAAGGTATCTGTGCTGAAGCAATTGCATCTATCACTTGAATCCGTGGTTCTTTGCAAAGTCGAACACAATGTAAGCCAGCCCAGCCAATGCAGCCCACACCAAGCCGCCTAGTGTCTTCTCGATGATGGCTTGGCGAAGTTTGATTGACTGCTCCTGCTTTTCAATGGCAAGTTTGACCCAACGTACCTCATCTTCCGATAGAGTGGAAGATGCCTTGATCGCCGCAGCAATATCGGCAACCAGTTCAGCGCGTTCGGACTGGTTCATGTCATTCGTCCGCAGGTAGTGGCGTGTTGCCTTCAGCAAGCCAGCGTAGGTACTCGGCGTAGTCTGTGTTGGCAGGGTCGAAGGGTATGCAAGCGTTGTCAGCTATGCGAATAACCATATCAACTTCACTTTTAATGTTTTTGTGTAGTTTATACATTTATAACTCCGCAGAAAAAGCAATTGAAGATTGTATTGCACCAATACCCGCCGCACCTGATATAGCTGTAACTGTTACATCTAAATTTACCATTCCTGTTTTATTTGGTATCATTGTTATAGCAGAGCTAGTTTGTGCTATTCCAGGGGTGTAATACTGAAATAAACTTGCTGCCCCTGTTGCGGTTGGCGCTGCTCTCATGCAGTTTGTGTACGTAATTCCAGCTAAAACTCTGTTTGTAGAGTAAGCAAAAGCTGCCAAATATTCGCCAGATACCAATACTTGATAATACCTTTGGCAAAGTTGATACTCCGTCCCATAAGGCCGATAGTCAAACGATGTGGCTGTGCTGCCTTTTTCAAGCTGTACGCCTGTGATGTAGAAGGTGGCCGAGTTAGTTTCAATCAGTTTTGTTGCGCCTGTTGCTGAAACATAATTTGCACTAGACCATGAGCC